TAATTGCTATTACATCTGCTGGTATATTTGGTTATCTAAGTAATGCTTATCAAGGAGCGACTGTTGAGTTCGAAAAAGAATCTACTGCTTTATTATATAAGGAAGATAGATTAGACCAGTTAAAAGAGGATAAGATATTTTTAACTGAAGAGTTAGAGGTAGCAATAACAGAACTACCTGATAACTATCTTACAGCGAAGAGAAAACTTCGTGAGGAATATCAACCACAGATATCAGATATCAATAAACAAATGTTAGATTTAAAAGGTGAGATAGGGGAATTAAAAATTGCCCTGGTGGAAACTGGAGTGGATGTTGGGCCAGCAATATATCTGGCTCGAACATTCGATACTGATGTAGATTCGGTTGTGAAGTTTTTTATCTTTATTTTAATATTTGTCTTTGACCCATTAGCTGTTATGCTTGTTATAGCATTTAATCAAGCGATAATACTTAGGGAAGAAGAAACCCAGCCAAAAAGTGGTAAGCAAAAAAGCTTGCTTACCAAGAAAGCAAAATCGTGGTGGAAGTTTTGGGAAATGTATGGTGAAGATGGAAAAGAAAAAACTCAAACAGAACATTGGAAAGATATATACAATGAACCAATTGAAATAGAACCTGATATTGAGGATATACCAGAGATTGAAGAAGAAAAAACTTCAGAGAAAAAAAGCAGAAACCCGTTAAGAGGTGGAGTTCGAACATAGTATATATTATATTTATTAGTAAGAACCCGCGGTTAACATTTAATAAACAATAATGGGAGTGTTACTATGAGTAGAAAAGCAAAAGTAGAAACGATTACAAAGGTTGTATCTAATCAAGAATGTCAAAACAAACGACAAGCTCTATCACAAATGAAACGAATTAGATGGGGTATAGATTTCAAAAATAATAACCAAAAGAAATTTTGGGATAATATTGTATCTAATACTATTAATTTTTGTATAGGTCCTGCAGGATGTGGTAAAACATATATTGCAACATATTGGGCATTACAACATTTGGTTGATAAACATTCAAAGTATGATGGTATCATTATAACGAAACCTTTAGTTGAGGTTGATGGTGAGAGAATGGGATATTTGCCAGGTAGTATAGATGAGAAAACAGAACCATTTATGCAATCAGTATATTATAATATGGAACAGATTATTGGTAAACAAAGAATGGAAGTTCTGAGAGCAGCAGGATTGATTAAAGTAGTACCTTTAGCATATATGCGTGGTTTAACATTACAGAATAAAATTGTAATGTTAGATGAAGCACAAAACGCAACGATACCACAAATTAAAACTTTCTTAACGAGAATTGGAATGGGTTCTAAATATATCGTTAGTGGAGATTTAATGCAAAGTGATTTAAAAGGAAACGGGCCTAATGCATTAGAAGATAGTATCAGAAGATTTACTGGTCTATATGGTGTAGGGTTTAGTAAGTTTGAAATGACAGATGTTGTTAGACATCCAATTGTTGCAGAACTATTATCAAGATATGAAAGTAAATTTACTTTATCTGATAAATCAGCTGAAGTAACATTAAGTGAATGGTTAAATCATCCAACATTTGAACATCCAAAATACTCAAATTATTGGGATAAAAATTAATTTAAAAAAACACTTGACTTGTATAGTAAAAAAGCCTTATATTCATATATGATGAATAAGGAAAAAACAATGAACAAGAAAACAGTCATATTTGATTTAGACGGTACTCTTGCTGATATCGATATTAGGAGAGATAATTCCACTAAAGCAAATGGTAAATTAAATTGGGATATATTCGCTGCACCTGATTCTATTCTTCATTGGGATAAACCAAATGAACCAGTAATTAAGATGGCACAAATGTTCCACGCTGATGGATTCAAAATTGTTATCTTTTCAGGTAGGAATGATAGAGGTTTCTTCGCCACCAAAGAATGGTTACAGAAACACGATGTACCCTTTGACCTTTTGGTTCTTAGACCAGATAAGTTTCAAGATAAGTCTTGGCCGATTGCTAATGGTAATCCAGCCACTTTCGATATGAGGTTTATGCCAGATGAGATTCTCAAGAAAGAAATGTTAGATACTTTCGTAGATATCGATGATGTCTTTCTTGTAGTTGACGATAGAGATAAGGTTGTAAAGATGTGGAGAGATTTAGGATTAAATACTTTTCAAGTTGCTCCAGGAGATTTTTAAGTTGAGTGAGGTAACTAAAAAAGTTTGTCCGCGGTGTAAAAAGAAACATACTGATGAGATGATACAACATCCAAAACATTGTTTCAAATGTGTTTTAGCAATACATTGTGGAGAAACATAAGATGTGGTATAAGATAAACGCTAAGGACATGTCGACTGGTAAACCAGATGGGATAGTTATTACATTTTCTATTTGGGCTGATGATGAAAAAAAACTCAATAATATATTAGCTGATAAAAATTGTGTTGATATAAAAATATTAGCATCAACAGAAGAAGAGTGGACACCTGAATGGGCTAAATCGGTTGATGAAAATAAATGAAAAAAACACTTGACTCTTTGGCTAGTTTATACTTATATTAAAGGCATATGAATAATCAAGAATTAATAGATTTGTTAGTAGAAAAATTTGATGGTACAATTATCGATGATAATAATTGGGAACACTATTCCATCAAAGGTAAGAAGTATGATATTATGTTTGACCCATCACGAATCGAATGGAGTTGTGATTGCCCAGCATTTATATATCGTAGAAAATTTAAAAAGAAATATTGTAAACATATTATTGAGATACAGAATAAGAAATTACAACAACGAGTGGCACAAGCAGAAGGCCGTGCAGGTGCCAGAGTTGGTTAATGGGGTGGATTGCAAATCCATTATTCGCAGGTTCGAATCCTGTCCTGCACTCAAAATTTAAATGGAGATAGGAATGACTATATCAGAATTGGTAATTCGATTAGAAGAAATCGAAAATGAAACGGATGGTAACCCGAAAGCGTTATGTTCGGAATTGATTGATGATTTGATAGAGATGGAAATTACTATGGATAAAGAACTAAGGAAATTTGCAAAAGAAAATAAATTTCAATCGGATGATATTATGATGAAGTTAATACTTGAGGGTATTAAGTCAGGTTCGGTTGGAGATGCGTAAACAAAAGAAAAAAAAGGAGTTACAAATGGAATCTAATTTTGAAAAGAATGGTGGATACTTTATTGATGGAGTTGCCTATATGGATTGTAAAATCACAGGTCAACCAGTCAAGAATGTAAGTACCGATGCTACATCCGTTATAGGTGATAGGGCATTGATGGGTAGGTTACATAAAATGTTTCCAGAAGAATTTAACAAAGCTACTAAACCAGCATACAAACCAACAGGTCGTCCAGCAGGATGGCATTGGATGGCTGAGTTTGTAGATAAAGATGGTAATGTATTTCATAAGGGTAAAGAGATGCCTAAGTTAAAGGGTACACTAAAACCTACTAAGGTGAAACCACCTAAGAAGAAAGTGAAACGAAGAACTCGTGATGAGATATTAGTCGCCAAACATAAAGAGAAACAAGCAGCTCTTAAAAAAGCAGCTAAGAAGCAACAAGATTTTCTTAACCATATAACTGAGGATAAATAGTTATGAGTAAAAAAACCAAAGGTCAATTTGGCCACTACAAAACTTTCACATTGAAAGATGGAACTAAATTTAAAGCAAAGGATGAATCCGATGCTAAACTTTATAAAAAAAAGGTAGGTGAGTAGTGGGTAAGTTAGATACAATAGTAGATTCAGTAACTACCGCAGGTGATACTGATGATGGTTTTAAAGTGAGTGAGGTACTCAAAGGTGATACACGCTTAAAAGGTGAATCCTATGAGGATTTCAAGATTCGTAGGAAAGCTGAAAAGGGTTTAGTAAGAGATTATCTCAAAGGGAGATTTATACCTAATAAATGAGACAAGTAATTAATTGTTTAAAACACGATAATCCAGTTATTAATAAAAAACTAAGAGAGGTTTCAGTTGAAGAGGGAATGGCTATTGCAACAGAACTATTTCAAATACTTAACCAAAGAGGGGACGGCATTGGGTTGGCAGCTAATCAAGTGGGAATTGATGCACAAGTGGCCGTTGTCAATGTTCGTGAACCTTTGGTTCTCATTAATCCAAAAATTATCTCAAAAGAAAATGAGTTAGATTTTTACGAGGGATGTTTATCTTATAAAGGCAAGGGTGTTCATACTAAACGATATGAAACAATACATGTCCAAACTGCACAAGAAGAGAGTGGTTGGATATTTAGTGGAACACCTAATGCAAGTGAGGGTAAAGGTAGTTGGGAAAAAAATGATAAGGATGAACAAGAATTAAGATTGTTAGAAACCATATGTGTTCAACACGAGATTGACCACTTGATGGGTAAAACAATATTTGATAGGGAATATAAACCAAAACCTATTATTAGTGAAAAGAAATTTGGAAGAAACGAACTTGTTACAATAAAAAGAAATGATGCCGTTAAGGTATTAAAGTACAAGAAAGCAAAATCATTTTTAGATGATGGTTGGGCAATTAATTAGTTATGGAGAAAATAATATGAGATTAAACTTATATAACAGATTCCTAAAATTTATGGGACACAAAGTTCCAGTTTGGGTAATCTTAGTAATAATGAATTTCTATTGGTTAACTACTTCAGTATATGATGTGGTAATTCAAAAAGGTTTTCAGATGGCAATAAACCAAATGGAGAACGGAGAATTAACAGTCTTAGAGGGAAGAGTTACACCAAGTGGGAGATTAAAAAGAATAGAGGAATTTTTAGGAATGCCTCGTAATGTACAAACAGATAAACCAATCATAAGGAAGAAAAAGTAATGGCAGGATTCAGAGGTAGACCAAGTAATAAAAGACCAATAGTAGAAGCAATCAGAAGAAAATGTGTTGGTTGTGGTAAGATTAAGGAAGTTAAATTTAAGAAGTATTGGATTCCATCTTTTACTTTAGAAAAGGATATTCCAGCTTACAGCAAGAATGGTCCGAAGAAAGAACGATTAGAACGCAAGGGTGCGACAGTTAAGTACTATTGTGAGTATGATTGTTATCAAGAGAATAGGTAATGTCTAAAAAGAAATCTATATACGATTCAGGAACTACCAAAGGTTCAGCACCAAGAACATCAAACAAAAAGAAGTATGATGAAAATTGGGAAAAAATCTTTGGTAAGAAGAAAGATAAAAAAGAACCAAGTCCAAATGAATATGGGGATGATGATTATGCAACACCTGATTAGAAAAATACTTTGGTATTTGGGAAATTTGAAGCATATATATTTTATGTATCAATACAAGAAACACTTAAAAATGAGAATTGAAAAAAATAACTTTGGAAGAAATGAAGAATGGTAAATAATAAAATCGGTTATGCGTGTATCAATATGCAACTTAGTTATCCTACTAAGTATGGTAATAAACCAAAAGGTACACAACCTATCACAACAAATCGTAGTATGATTAAAAGAACCTTTACAGAGAAAGGTGTTGATTATGCTTCAGAACTTATCCTACAAAATGTAAAAGATTTAAACTCAATCATTAATTGGAATATATTAAATGGTTACGATTTCTATCGTATGAGTAGTGATATCACGCCTTGGAAAACTGAGTATGAATGGAGTGACCTAAAAGATATTACAGAAATCAAACAATGGTTACATTCTGCTGGTACACTCGCAACTACTCACGGAATTAGATTAACAACACATCCAGGCCCTTTCAATGTATTGGTTTCACCACACGAGCATGTAGTGGATAATTGTGTAAAGGACTTAACAATACACGGAGATGTTATGGATATGATGGGATTATCTCGTACACCATACAATAAAATTAATATACATCTTGGTGGTGTCTATGGTGATAAACAATCTGCTATGGATAGATTTTGTAAAAACTTTTCTAAGTTACCAATGAGTGTACAAACAAGATTGACTGTCGAGAACGACGACAAGGCATCAATGTATTCAGTAAAGGAGTTATACGATGGAATATACAAACGAATTAATATCCCTATTGTGTTTGATTATCATCACCACAGATTTTGTGATGGTGGTTTATCGGAACAAGAAGCGTTAGAATTGGCAATGTCTACTTGGGGAGATATCAAACCAGCAGTTCACTATTCTGAATCAAGAAGTATTGAACAAGAGGATACAAAAATTCGACCACAGGCACATTCAGATTATGTGTATGATTATATCGATACATATGGTAATGGTGTTGATATTATGGTTGAGGCAAAAGCTAAAGAGTTAGCAGTAAACAAATATAAACAAATACACATAAAGGAGTTATAGATGTATTATGAAGTACAAGTAGTATTTACTGAGGAAATAGCAACAAAGAATAGCGTACGAGAAAAGAAAACTCGTAGAGCATTTTTAGTTGAGTGTGATTCAGTATCAGTAGCAGAAGCAAAGGTTAATGAGGATTTAAAAGATTCACCTTATCCATTTGAAGTTAAAGTGGCAAAAGAATCTAAGATAGTTGGAGTAATATAATGACATTTTTAGAAGCATGTGAACTTCTTACTGAGATTCTTGTTGGTAAAAAAACCAAGAAGAAGAACAGAAAAACTGGTAGAAGAACTGAAACAAAAACCAGAAGAAGATACACAAGGAGAAAGAGTAAATGAGTTATCGTGATGTTGAAACTCTTTTAGATATAATTGGAACTATACTACATCTTACTGCAGGTGGTATCTTACTATACTTTATGTATCAGTTCTCTGAGGGAATGAGTGCATGGGTTGAGTTGGATAGGATGGTACGAGGATGGTAGTACAGAGTTTATTAAGTGGATTAGTTTTCTTCACATCATTTGCTATGAGAACACCAAACGATGATAGTATCACTAAGGATGATTATGAAATAACATTCGGATTTAAAAACGAACAGATGTATTTTAAACGAGATTGGGAACGAGAGTTAGGACAGAGATATGTGGATGATGAAATATGGTTTGAATGGAAACCAAAAAACTTTTATCTCAAACCACAATATGTAAATAAAACTTCTCGTGATTTACAATATGGTAAAACTGATATTCGTTATCGTAGTGGAGATTACTCAATTGGATATACTGGTTTGTATGCTGATAAAGCATTTGAAAGTGGTTTATCTCTTGGTGTAAGTAAGAAGAAAGAAATCAATCACACTTTATCTTTAGAGGCAAAGTGGGATGGATATATTTTCAGAAGTGATATTACAGGCGAGAGTAGATTCGATATGGAAGATTATGCAAAGATTAACTATAAGATAAATGAACACTTAACACTAACCAATATATTTGATTATAATAATGTAAAGGGTAAAAAATATTATAAATTTAAAGTAGGATTAGAGTACGAATTATAGTACTTACTCATACTTATAATAATAATTTAAGGAGACATTATAATGTCATTAGCGGAAATTAAAGAGAAATTAGAAAAAGCTTATAACGATGAAGATTGGAATGTCGTTGAAGAAATTCTCGAAACATTATCATACGAGGTAGAATTAAATGACCCGTATGGGTATGAAGATGATGATGATGAAATTGATTAATATGGGGCTGCTTGGTATCGACAGGTGCTGTTTCGTATTTGAGTGCAACGGAGTTTGAGCAAGACTCGCTACAAAAGGTTCATCTTGATTAATTGGCAATACTGCTAATTACGCTTACGCTTAATGTGTAAGGCTCGTTCCAAGACTCAGATATTGGGTAACGGGTTCATAAATCTGAAAAGAACTCACTTTAGTTAGAGGGAAGTTAGTGATTAAAGAAACTACCAGTTTTCAAGAGCTGTATATAACTTGACAAAGGTTGATGATAACTAAAATTTGGAATCATCTAAAGTTGTGAACGACTTGATATGATAGGTAGACTGGACGGGGGTTCGACTCCCCCCAGCTCCACAATATGAAAAAAATACAAATAGAATATTATATAACACTTAATTGTAATTTAGATTGTATTGCGTGTTCTTCATTTTCACCATTGGTAAAAAAGAAAACACCACATATAGATTTTGAATATATTAAAAAAGATTTTAAAAAATTATATAAAGTAACAGAAGATGGAGAGAGAATATCAGTATTAGTTTTGATGGGTGGAGAACCATTATTGCATCCAAACATAAATCAGATTATTCAATACTTTAGTGAGTTGGGAGTTTCATTGAGAATAGTTACAAACGGAATATTAATACCAGCAATGGATGATGAGTTCTTTAAGTTGGTTCGTAAATATTCAGTAGAAGTGATTGTATCTATTTATAAAGTATTAAAATATGAAAAGGTATTTACAACATTAGATAGTAACAATATACCTTATAGATTATATGACCAAAAAGGAACTTTTGGACATAAGTATCTACATAATGAAAAGAGAACTCATATAATGGATTGTTGGTATAGAGATAATGTTCATATATTAAAAGATAATAAAATATATACTTGTTCAGAAACTGCATTCTTTAATATATTTGATGCAAAATTTAAAGGATTACATAAGTTAAAAATAACTAACGATGATTATATAGATTTGGATGATGTAGAAACTTTTGAAGAGTTGATGAAGTTAAGAAGTACATCTGTGCCACCACTATGTTACAATTGTGATGGTAGTGAAAAAAGCAAAACAGAATGGGTTCGTTCAGATGGTTCAATAGAAGAATGGTTAAATATAAAAAGTACTTGACATTAATAGTAAAAAAGTCGTATATTCAAACAATAAACTTAACAGAGGCATAGAAATAAAATGAATTTTAATAATATAGCTCGATATTTATATACGAGTGTGAAAGATGATTCATATGAATCAATTATGGAAAACATAAGAACATATTTTGGAATTGCGTTTATGGCAATCGTTATCTTTAATGGTTTCGTATGGACAAAGATTTTTGACAATTACAAGAGTTTTCACCAAGAAACATTGGTGAATTTGACGGACGAAAATAAGAAACTAAAAGAGTTAGTTTCTGAACATAACCTTGAGGGGATGAATGTGACAGTAACGATGTATCATCCAGTTTCGCAGCAAACAGACTCCACACCGAACATTCTCGCGGATGGAACGCGAATTAGGATACACAAAGCTAGTGAGTATCGATACATAGCGGTTAGTAGGAATCTTTTAAAGCGATATGGTGGATGGTTGAATTACGGAGATTTCATTTTACTTAAAGGTACGGATGGCAAAGATGGTATGTACCAAGTAAGAGATACAATGAACCCAAGATTTGTAAATAGAATAGACATATTGGAATCACCAGGTACTAAACCATATAAGTTTGATGTAGCACAAATTTCTCGTTTGCCAGAAGAAAGTCTTGTAACATATAATAATAATTAAAAAATAACAAATAGAGTATAGATGAAAAAATGGTTTTATGAGAGAAGTAAATTCTCTGAGTTTAAATCGAATACGACTTATCATAAGTTGTTAAAGATGTCAGTAGAAGAGTTTAATGATTGGGCACGATTACTTAGACAAGAAGTTACTACTCAATGGGATGAATACGGAACACCACCCGTAATCGGTAAAGATGAAGATGGTATCATTAAGAAATTCAAAAAACTAAAAGACAATCCTTGTGATTATTTAATTGAAGATAATACTGGTGATGATGAATCACTTGGTATAATTAAGAACTTCAATAAAGATGCGAGTAGTGTTAATCAGTTCTTTCCAACAATGTTAAAAACAAAAATCAGTATTGGTGCATCAGCCGATAATGGTTTATCTATCTATGACCACTTTGGTGACCCAGAGTTAGAAGATAAGTTTGTTCACATTATGCGTAGAGCAGTAAAGAAAGATTCTATGTATAGTTGGAGTAGAAGTATCGTAACTAAGAAAGATGAGAATCCTTTTTGGAATGGTGAGACTGGTAAAGAATTTATTAAGAATGTTTATGATGGTAAAGTTTCTATTGGTAAATATTCAGATACAAGATTTGTACTTGCAAGAGTAAAGAAAAGTACAGTCGGTAATTATGGTACTATGAATGAAGAGTTTAAAGGACACGGAAATGTTTATTTAACTGCAGAGGAAGTACAAGATTGTAAGGATAGTGGTTATTTAAATGATACACAATTAAGTAACATACCAGATATAGTTTCATCTGAAACAAGTAAGACTGGTAAAGTAACTGAGTTCTTATATCTAATTAGACACTATGATAAAACTATTGGAATCTTTCCAAAGATATTACAAGTGTTTAGATTAGCGTGTGGACAACCTGCAGTAAACTTTCCACCACTAACAGCAAAACTTTTGTATGAAAAATTTACAGACCATATAGATAATCAAGAACAAACATTTCATATCTATGACCCATCAAGTGGTTGGGGTGGTAGAATTTTAGGAGCAATGAGTTCTCGTAAGAATATACACTATGTTGGTACAGACCCTAATCCAGATAATTTAGGTAGATATCAAGCAGTTGCTGATTTCTATAATAATAATTGTGTTGATGATTTCTCTGAAAACTTTAATAAGTTTTTTGATGTAGAAAAACAATCAAACACATATGAAGTATTTAGTGATGGTAGTGAATTAATATCTAACAATCCAGCATTTCAAAAATATAAAGGTAAGTTGGATGTAGTATTTACATCACCACCATATTTTAATCGTGAACAATATTCTCAAGATGAGAACCAGTCGTTCAAGGCCTATGGTGAGTATCAAGACTGGAGAGATAACTTCTTAGAACCCACATTACGAACCGCTTACGAGTATCTAAAGAATGATAGATATATCCTTTGGAACATCGCAAGTATCAAAATAGGTGCAAATACTTATTATGATTTAGAGGGTGATAGTAGAAAAATCTTAGAAGAACTTGGGTGTGAATATAAAGGTAAATTAAAAATGTTAATGACAAGAATGATTGGGTTAGACCCATCTAAGACTGGAATTTTAAATTCAGTACAACACGATAATAATGTGTATAAGTTTGAACCAATATTTGTGTACTATAAAAGATGATAGTAATTAAAGCAAACTCACCAACAGATGCTTGGATAAAATCACACGAGTATCTTTTAGAAAATGGTAACAAAGATGTGATGAATGAAAGTATTAATATGTCGGTAGAGATAGAAGATAACTTTGATACAGAACCTAAGTTCGATGGATTGTTTAGAGAAATCTTTGGTGATGATAGAATAGATTATGCAAGTTCAGTTACATTTGTTAAACCAACAGAACATCCTTTTATGGATGAATTACAATTCCAACAAAATGATACTAAAGTAAAGTGGAACAAAACTTATTGGGGTAGAATGATTAATTGGGATAATAGTTTCAATCAAATAGAACAAGTTATAAAAAGATTAAAAGAACATAAGAATAGTAAAACAATTGCAATGAGTATCTACGACCCGAAATCAGATGGTAGAAAAACAATGAGTGGAATGCCTTGTTTATTATCAATAGATTTAAAACCAAGAAAAGATGGATTGTATTTAACAGCATTCTTTCGTAGTATGAGAATTAGTAAGAGTGGTTATGCTGATTGGGTTGCGTTGTGTGAGATGGCAAAGTTCTTATGTGAACAAGCAGATTTAAAATTAAAAAGAGTTACAACAATTGGTGGTTCAGTTCATCTTGGTGATATGAATAACGAAAAGAAAAATGTCAAGGAGTTACTTAGTGTGTGGAATAGTTAGTACGGTCAATCATAGTGATGAAGTTGTACACGATATGTTACTTCAAATTGAACACAGAGGTAGGGATAATCGAGAGATTTTTGAGAGTGGTAATGTTCACCTGGGCCACAATAGATTAAGTATAAATGATGTGAGTGAAGCAGGAAATCAGCCATTTGTTTGGAATGATTATGCACTTGTAGTTAATGGTGAGATATGGAACTATCCACAATTAAGAAAAGAATATGAAGAACGAGGTTATACATTTTTTAGTAATAGTGATTCAGAAATAATTTTATATCTATACAAAGAAAATGAATTAAAAAGATTAGAGGGTATGTTTAGTTTTGTATTGCATGATACCTTAACTAATGAGTTAGTTGTATCGAGAGATTGGGTTGGTAAGATTCCATTATACATTTATAACAATGATACAAATATTTTAATTGCATCTGAAATGAAATCAATATTAAAAATATTACCACAAGCAGAATGTAAGTTTGTTCCAAAAAATTCAGTAGTTAGAATAAATACAATTACTGGTTCAGTACATATTGATAAAGATTACTATTTTACTTGGACACCATTTGAGGATAAAGAGTTTGACCAAGATGAGGTTAACAAAAAAACTTATGAGTTGTTAGATACTGCAGTAGAGAAAAGATTATTAAGTGATGTTAAGGTTGCAACTTGTTTAAGTGGTGGTATTGATTCAAGTGTAATTACTTATTTGTTAAGTAAGAAAGTACCTGATATCGTATCTTATACAGTCAAGTTCGATGAGGATTCAAGAGATTTAATGTTTGCAAGAATGGTTGCAGAACATATCAATGTACCATTGGTTGAGGTTGAGATACCAAGAGACCCAGAAGAATTAAAAAGAAAATTTTTAGAAACAATAAAGGTTATAGAATATCCATCAACAGTCCAAATGGAAGTTGGTATTCTACAAAGTTATGTTGCCGAGAAAATGGCAGAGGATGGTGTTAAGGTTGCGTTTAGTGGTGAGGGTTCTGATGAATCGTATGGTTCATATGGTACATTCAGAATGTTCAGTAAGAAACCAGATTGGAGTGATGTACGAAAGAAATTATTTGAGAAACAATACTATGGTAATTTACTTCGTGGGAATAATATCTTTATGAATTATGGAACAATAGAATTAAGATGTCCATTCTTTGATTTAGATTTTTTAGATTACACTACTAACCTTACACAACCAGTATTAGATAATAGTGGAAACCAATGGAAGAAACCACTTGCTGAAGCATTTCGTGGACACTTACCAGATGAGGTATGTGACCAAGAGAAACGAGCATTTCAAAAAGGAACAAACTTCAAAGAGTATATAGAAGATGTAATTCTAAATGATACAGATATAAATTTTAAAAATAGAAAAAAACTATTTCATTGTATCGGAGATAACTTTGAAAGAATATTTGGTTTCAAACATAAAGGTATGAGAGATACTTTATCTGGCACTGAAAATGGATTTGGGAAATGGATATAATACAAACACCAATAGAAACTTATACATTAAATGGTATCGATGTTGATGTCAAGAGAGATGATTTAGTTGGTGATGGAGTTAACTTTCCACGATGGGCAAAGATAGAGGGTATAAGAAAAATATTAGAGAGTGATGATATTGATAAATCAAAACCACTAACTCACTTATCAGTTTATGGAAGTTGGACTGGATGGACATTAAGTAAGTTGTGTAAAGAGTATGGTATAGAATTTATTTCTGCTTATCCAGATACACAAAAGTTTCCACAAGTATTGTTAGAACGAGTAGAGGGTAATGGTGGTAAGTTACATCCGATGAGACCTAATATGATGGCGTTTATGCAAAACAAATTAAACACACAAGCAAAAGAAAATGGTTGGCAACAATTACCATACGCATTCAATCATCCCGCATACATTAGTTATATGGGGGCAAGAATGAGAGAAGTTTTAAAAGATAGGGAATATGATAACCTTGTTGTTAGTATTGGTAGTGGTGTTACTGCAAGTGGATTAATAAAAGAATTTTTAGAGTACGGAGATGATTGGTGGAAGTTAAATAACGAATCAAGAAAAGTTTATTCTATTACGATGAGTGCATTCTCATCAACAAAAAAGATTTTAAATGAGAATCACGCTGGTGATTTGAAAAATATAATACTCGAAAAATCACCATATGCATTTGATGATATGATGGATGATTATAAAGTACCATTTGATTGTAATGAATTTTGGGACAAGAAACAATGGTATTGGTTAGAGGATAATATACAGAAACTTAAAGGGAAAACTTTATTTTGGAACATTGGTGGTTCTTATTTAAATTCAATAAAATAAAAAAAACACTTGACTTGTATAGGCAAAAAGCCTTATATTATGGTCATATTAAATTGGAGATTTAGAAACAATATGAAAAGTTTATCAGCAGAAAAAATACAAGAGAACTATAAAACTCTTCGAAATATTATTACGATGACTTTCTCTGGTGAGAGACTAGAGAAATTAAATAAGATGTATGATTATTTTGAAGATAGAATGATGTTAGCACCAGCAAGTGCAAAAGAACATTATCACAATGCTATGGTGGGTGGATATGTAGAGCATGTTTTACACATTGTAGATTTTTCACAATCAGTAAAAAAGTTGTGGGAAGAAAAGGGAGCAGACATTAACTTCACGGATGAAGAATTAATCTTTGCTGCATTACATCACGATTTAGGTAAGGTAGGTAATTTAGAACACGATTACTATATACCAAATGAATCAGATTGGCATCGTAAGAATCAAGGTAAGATTTATACACATAATCCAGAGTTACCTTATATGACAGTAACAGATAGAGCATTTTATTTATTACAACACTTCCAAATACCTTTAACAGAAAATGAATATATGGGATTGATGTTAACAGATGGAATGTATGAAGATGCAAATAAAAAATATTTAATGACCTTCTTACCAGAGACTGGATTGAGAAGTCATATATCACGAATACTACACCAAGCAGATATGATGGCAACATTTATCGAATCGGATGAGTGGAAGCGTGGAGATAAAAAAGAGACTAAACGAGTTCTTAAATCAGTAGGTAATATCAAAGATGCCGTTAAGTCAGAAGTAGAAACTAAACTCACGGGTGAATCACCAAAAGATTTATTTAATGAGTTATTTGGAGATAAGTAATGATATTAGAAATATTTGCAGTAGTATGTTTTATATTAAGTTTTACACTTGCGTGGACTTCATATAATCAAATACAAAAAGTAGAAAGATTAGAAGAGTGGGTTGAGAACTTCTCAGCTCAAATCATTCTAACACAACGAACACTTGATGAATTAGATTCAGAGGGTAAGTTCAAATCCGATGATGAAATCGGAACAGTCTTTACAGCAATTAAAGACACTGTCAATGATTTAAACAAAATAACAGAAGAGGATATATAATGCCAAGAAAAGCAAAAAAGGGTTCACCACGATATTACTTTCATCAAGGAACTGAAGATGCAATCATTCGCTTGAATAAAGAAACTCGTGCTCATATGAAAGAACGAATTTATAATGAACATATTCGTACACCATTTGAGAAACTTGCTGAGAATATAATTCATACATTTAAGTTTTATTACTTTGATGTTCCAAGTGAGGATGTTAAACACGAAGTGGTTTCATTCTTATATATGAATATTCACAAATTTGCTGAGGGTAAGGGAAAGGCATTTAGTTATTTCAGTATTGTTGCTAAGAACTATTTGATTCTACACAACAACAATAATTACAAGAAGATGAAACAACACGATAGTGAGGATGTGATGGATTATAAAAGAGACCCAGTCACAGAACTTCGTGGTAAAGAATCTCGTAGTATGAAGATGGAGTACATCGAACAACTTGCTGATTATTGGAGAAATAATTTAACTACAGTCTTTAAACGAAAGAAAGATTTGGATGTTGCTAATTCGGTAGTAGAGTTAATTGATATGAGACATAATATCGATAACTTTAATAAGAAAGCATTATACATTCTTATTCGTGAAATGACTGGTTCTAATACACAACACATAACTCGTGTAATTAATGTGATGAAGAAACATCATAACAATTTACACAAGGCATATTTAACTACTGGCTCGGTTGATACTAAACGAACTGGTAGTTGGTTTGAGTGAAGTTATATCAACAAGATTGGAATTATCGGAAAAACAATACCGATAAATATCCAGAGTTAAAAGCTATTACATCATATCCAAATTCTTTTTGGTTAACAAGGAATCCTAAGAAACCAAAACTTGGTAGAAAGTTAACTCATAGTATTCGAAGATTGTGTAGAAGAGCACATCCAGCTCAACCAGTTATAGTTTTATATGCTATACCTGGTAGAGATATGGGTGGACATTCAAAGGGTGGTTTAACAGAAAAACAATATCTAAAATATGTTGGTGATATTGCTTTAGGTATTGGAAATTTTAAACCAATAATTATTTTTGAACCAGATGCAATTCCACATATGAGAAAGATGAATTTCTTTCAACGAACTAATCGTACAAGGTTGATTAAAAAAGCTTTAGGTTTATTATCAAATACCAATGCACAAGTATATCTTGATATTGGACATCCAAATTGGTTAAAGAAAACAGATGCTGCAACTTATCTTAATTTATTTAACAAAGGTGATATAAAGGGTTTTTCTATTAATGTGAGTAATTTCGTAACAACAGATAAGTGTTTACGATATGGTGATAAAATATCTGAAGAAACAAATTTAAATTATGTTATAGATACATCAAGAAATGGTAACGAGGTTTGGGAAACATTCAATCCACAAGATATGAAACTTGGTGAAGAACCTACTATCAGAACTAATTCAAGAAAGTGTGATGCTTATCTTTGGATTAAAACACCAGGTGAAAGTGATGGTGCTGTAAATGGTTGGCCTAAAGCTGGTAGATTTAATGCTAAAAAAACCTTATCTCTTATAAATTAAAAAGGGGGAACTCGGATAAGCTCCCCCTTTATTTAGTCATCCGATATAGTACTACTTACGGAATAAACCCACCAACACCAATAATGCGACTAATCCAGCGAAACCAGATTCGCCGAAATTATTAATAATTGCTGTTAGGTTACCAATAACATTAACGCCGAAGATACCGCTTCCGAATATAATTTCAGAAACCGCACCAATGGCTACCAGCGATAACATCAGTTGAGCTAAGTCATCTGCGTATCCTTTTACGAGTGTTATGATTTCCTTCATATGGTTATATCTCCCGTTAGTTAATCAATTTAGTCGGAGTTTTATTTACCGACAAATAATAACTATTGTATATATTAGGAAAAATTGATTCATATATATTTATATACACCAATTTTTTAAGAATTTGATATTTATTATTGTAACAATATAGGTAAAATTATGGCGATAGATTTCGAAGTTTTCGAGGGTAAAACCTTATCAGATGTATTTAAGGACATTTATGATAACTCAAACAAGAACAAGACTCAGTTAGAAGTACTGATGAAAGAGGTGGTTGGGTTTATCAAGGATGGCGATACGGCCGTACAAATAATTCCTATGTTGAAAGAGTATTTAGAAATCAATGTAAAGAATGATGAACAACTTGTTAAGTTGGCAACCATTGTACAGAGAATGGCAACTGCTGGTAATAAGGGTGATGATGATGATAACTTTATGTTGAGTGATAGAGAAAAAGAACAATTAATGAATAACATTCAAAGCACGGTCGAAGAACTTCAAGACCATTCGGATAACATAACTGCAAAATTAGATAGCTAATGTCATACAATATCAAACCTAAAAGTGGAACTAAATCTGGTCCAATAACGGGTAATAGAGTACAAAATGTTGAATCTACATTAAGATTAATAAAAGAAATATCAGATGAACCTGGTCAGTTTTATGAATTAGAACCTTTAGAAGTATTAGAGGTACATTTAGATGATACAAAAAACTCTTTCCCACAAGGAAGTGATGGGCCTGATTATACTTATCTTGGTGGAGTTAAGGGTAGGTTAGTAATTTCAGAGACTGGAAAAAACATTGATAAGTTAAGTGATTACAAACCATTAAATCCAAATATACAAACTACACCAGTGATTGGTGAAATTGTAATTGGTGTAAAATATCTTGGACAATTATTCTATACAACACAAGTAAATTTTTTTGGTAATCCCAATTTTAATACACAACACGGATTAAGTAAAGGTAAATCAAAAGATACTTTAGTATCTGATAATATCGATACTGCAAACGAACAAGATGATACAGGTGTAAAAGTTGGTTACTATTTAGAACCAACGCAAGATGTAAGAAGATTATTACCACAAGAGGGTGATGTTTTAATTGAGGGTAGGTTTGGAAACACTATTAGAATTGGTAGTGATATAAAAAATGATAATCAAGATTCACCAAATATTATTTTAAATGCTGGACAATCAAAAGATGATTTTCCAAATCCAAAACAACCAGTAGAAGAAAAAATTGATACAGATGGTTCGAGTGTTTACATAACCACAAATCAACCATTAACATTTACACCTGGTATAGAAAGTAAATTATCACCACCACCATATGAGGGAAAAAATATATTACTTAGTTCAGATAGAATTATTTTTAATACAAAGAATGGTGGGGATATAGTTTTTGGTAGTAATAATAATATTTCTATTTGTGCACCAAAGGAAGTTGTGATAGAAGCAGATACTACCAAGATAGGAAGTGTTGAAGCATCAGAACCATTAGTGTTAGGTGCGATATTAGAAAGTAAGTTAAATGATATACTAACATTAATTGAGACTGGTTTGTTAGCACCGACAGGGCCAGTAGTAGTTGGACCTGGTGCAGGATTATTAGCTAGTTTAAAATCAACACTCTCACAAATAAAGAGTCCTAAGAATTTGGTAGAGTAATGAAGAATGATACTATTAAAGTTATCTTGAGTACGATAACTGCTTTAGGTGGTATTGGTGGGACATATAAAACTATGGAAAATAGAGTTTCAGATTTAGAAAATAAATTACAAGCACAAGAAGAGTATTTAAGAATTGAACTTCAAGTAGAGAAGTTACGACAAGAAGAACTTATCAATGAGATGAAACATAAAAATAAAATGGATTCACTTACATTTGATATGGCAATGAAGCAACAAGAATATTTAATAAAATTAAGTCAAATGGAATAGTTTTTAGAGGAAATTATGAGTTGGGATATATTTAAAGCTGAGTATAAAAAGGGTTTAGATGCAGGAGATGATATGGCAAAAGTAATTGCTGAATCATATGATAAGTGTATTAAACTTGGAATGACTGTAGGAGCAGCACCACCCGCACCATTAGCAAGTGGTAATGTTGCAGCATTAGAAGCAATGTTAAAAATTGCTTTTAAATCTTACGGAGTAACACCATTTCCACTACAACTCGATACAGGTTTAAAATTGTATTGGTTGGGTGGAGTTACTGCAGCAGGAGCGACTGTAATAGTTCCAGGAATAACTGCAGCATATGTTCCTTTGGGAGCAGCAAATAAAGATGTTGATGATTTTGTAGAACAATTAATAAAAAGTTTTAAAACGCACTTAGGTCAGGTGAGTGGACTGTTTCCAGCAGCACCATCACCTTTACCATTTGCAGGTTATAATGTACCAGGATAAAGGAGTTAGAAATGACTAAAAAGCAATTAGTAAAAATAATACAAGAAGTAGTACGAATAGAAGTACAAAAAGAGGTCAAACAGATATTTATTAATGAGGGAATAAATAGCTTAAAGACTAAAAGAAGTACTACTCTCAAATCAACCGCACCAATCGCGAAGAAAAAGGTTCGAAAAATCGTAAAGAAGAAACCAGTTGTTAAACAATATACATCTAATGAATCTCTAAATAGTATTCTTAATGAAACTGCTAATATGGAAACGGATGAATATCCAACAATGGGTGGAGGAGCTTTTGATTCAAGTAGAGCAGCAGAACTATTAGGATATGCAGATGCTGGATTTGGTGGTGATAAAGAAACTGCAAGAAAAGTTGCAGCGGTACAAACAATGAAAGAAGCTGGAGTTAGTTCAGACCAAGTACCTGAGAGTGTAGTAGATGCCCTAACAAAAGATTATAGTGCTTTAATGAAACACGATAAGATGAAGAGTAAAAGATAATGCCTGAAAATGTCAACCTAACGAATAATCCATCTGTCCAACAGATTAATGAGGATGAAGATTCTTTCTTCGGTTGTACATTTCCATTAACTTATCAAGGTGATAATGTAGGATTTTTTCCAAGAGCAAAAACAGTCAAGGAACAAGCATTTTCAAATATAAAAAATCTTTTATTAACTATGAAAGGTGAGCGAGTTGGTCAACCAGATTTTGGTAGTAATTTACCAGCATTAATATTTGAACAAGTTGGGCCAGAATTAAGTGATAGTATTGAAGAAACTATACACGAAGCATTAGAACAATGGTTACCTTATATAAAAGCACAAAATGTTTTTGTGGTACAAGATGAAGCAAACCCAAACCAAATAGTAGTTACATTAGAATTTATTGTGACAGTTGATGACCCAGATTCACCTGAAACAATAACTTTTAATTTTAACGCAGGAGAGTAAAATGGCTAATGATGTAGATTATGGTCTAAATAAGAAAAAAGAAAAAAGAGATATTAGATATATTGGTAGAGAGTTTTCTACTATTAGAGCTAATCTATTAGAATACGCCAAATCATATTATCCTACAGCATACAATGATTTTAACGAATCATCACCAGGTATGATGTTTATTGAAATGGCAAGTTATGTTGGGGATACTTTATCATTTTATATCGACACTCAATACAGAGAAACCTTATTACACGCTGCAGAAGAAACAAAGAATATTTATAAAATTGCACAATCATTTGGATATAAACCAAAACTATCTCATCCAGCATCAGTACTTAGTGAGATAACAATTGAAGTACCAGCAGAAGATGATGGTACAAGTGTAACACCTGATTTAGATTATGCATTAATGGTAAATGCAGATAGTATATTTTCATCCAAAAGTGGAAGAACTTTTAGATTATTAGATGATGTTAATTTTAAAACATCATCATCACTTGATTCACGAGTAGAAAAAATATCACAATATGATTCAGATACACCAACACACTTTACATTAACTAAAAAATGTTTATTAGAATCTGGTACAAAAACTACTGAGAATTTTACATTCGGTGCAGGAATTAAATTTGACAAAGTTATTTTAAGTAAAGAAAAGGTAATACAAATTTTAAGTGTTGTTGATGATGATGGAAATACTTGGTACGAAGTTCCTTTCTTAGCACAAGATACAGTCTTTGCATCAACCGAAAATAATGCAACAACCACACCTGATGTATCTGCTAATGCAGCAGATGCACCTTATATGTTGAAGTTAATTAAAACTGCAAATAGATTTACAACCTACACGAGAAGTGATGGTAAATCAGAATTACGATTTGGTGCAGGAACATCAACAAATGCAGATGAAGAAATAATTCCAAATCCAGATAATGTTGGTTCATCATTAGGAACTGGTGTTAGTAAACTTGATGCATCATTTGACCCAAGTAATTTTTTAAAAACAAAAGCATTTGGACAAGCACCAAGTAATATTACATTAACTATAACTTACACATATGGTGGAGCAATAGAAGATAATATTCTTACTAATGAATTAAAAAATAATGATAGTCTTTCCACTACATTAAATGAAGAGGGATTAGATTCTGATAAAGTTGGTGAAACAAAAGATAGTATTAGTATTACAAACAAAGAACCTGCTACTGGTGGAAGTGGTGGAGAATCACCTGAAGAAATTAGACAAAATGCTTTAGCATATTTTAATTCACAAAATAGAGCAGTTACTAAAGAGGATTATATTACAAGAGTTTATTCATTACCACAAAAGTATGGTAACATTGCTAAAGTACATATTGTACAAGATGAACAATTAGAACAAAATACACAGACAATTATAAAAGATGGTAAGATTAAAAAAGAAAAAAATATAACAACAATACCCAATCCATTAGCATTGAATATGTATGTGTTGGGTTATGATAGAACTAAAAAATTAGTTGCATTAAATGATGCGGTTAAACAAAACCTTAGAGTTTATTTATCTCAATACAGAGTATTAACAGATGCAATAAATATTAAAGATGGTTACACAATTAATATTGGGTGTAGATTCTCAATCATAACTCAGAGAGGACATAACAAAAATGCAGTTTTACTTAAATGTATTGATGCGGTAAAGAATCATTTTGATATAACTAAATGGCAAATCAATCAACCAATAATTTTAAGTGATATTGCTTATGTGATATCTTTAGTTGATGGTGTAGCAAGTGTTGTTCCACCTGAAGATGATAATCCACAGAAACAAATGGTTGTTGTTGAGAATAAGTGGAGAACTGAGAGTGGATATAGTGGACATGTCTATGATTTACAATCTGCAACAAAAGATGGAATTATTTACTCATCACTTGACCCAAGTATATTTGAACTTAAATACCCGAACTTAGATATCGAGGGTAGAGTAGTAGGAGACATTTAATGTTTTATTTTGAATACCCAACAACAGACACAACAATTTATGAAGGTAGTATTACATCATCAATCAATACAGGTTTAGATGAAATATTAGAGGTTTCAAAAAATGTTAACTCTTCAGGCACTACAATTAGTGTATCAAGAGCATTATTAAAATTTGATTATAGTTATATCTCATCATCAGTACAAAGTGGAATTATTCCAAGTGATGCAAAGTATTATTTAAATCTATATGATGCTAGTTCTACAGAACTTGCGATAGAACAAACTTTAGAAACATATATGATTAGTGGAAGTTGGAATGGTGGAACTGGTACAATCGATAGAGACCCAGCATTAAGTGATGGGGCAAGTTGGAAGTATCGTGATAATGATACTGATAAAACAGAATGGGTAAGTGGTAGTACTACACAAGGTGGTACTTGGTACACTTCAAGTTTAGATAGTTCATATAATATTTCATCATCATTTAATTTAGTTTACGAAACAAGAGATATAAGAATGGATGTAACCGATTTAGTTAAGAATCATATCTATTCCAGTTCAGTATTTCCAAACAATGGATTTATTGTAAAAAGAAATAATACTGCAACCAGTCAAAGTTTACATTCTATATTTGACCCCACAACCGCAACTGGTTCTGCAGAGGGTAATTCAACACCACTTGGTAATTTGAAATTCTTTTCAAGAGAAACCCACACTATCTTTCCGCCAAAGTTAGAAGTAGAGTGGGATGATTCAACTTGGAACACAGGCAGTTTAAGTGAATTAAGTTCAACAGATTTAGAGAGGTTGACTGTTTATTTTCAAAATATGAAACCAGAATACAAAGAAAAATCAAAAGTAAAATTTAGAGTAGTGGGTAGAGAATTATATCCAACACGAGGATTTGAAACTACACCAGCAGCATTAACAATCAAAACACTACCAAGTGGTAGTAGAACTATAGAACAAGGAACTTACTATTCAATAAAAGATGCACATACAGAAGATGTGATAATACCATTTAGTACAGGTTCAATTGTTAGTTGTGATTCAAGTGGTAATTACTTTAATGTGTGGATGAATGGGTTTCAACCTGAAAGATTCTACAGATTTGAAATTAAAGTTGTTAGTGGTAGTGGAGTAGACCAAACTTCTATGATATATGATGATGATTATGAATTTAAAGTGGTGAGGTAAAATGCCATTAACTTACGAACAAGCAAAGAAAAAAGATTTTTATCGTAATATTCAAGATGCAGATGAACGAAAACATTTAAAAGCACTTGAAGAAGAAAAGAACAGAGCCGCAATAAGTGGTTCTGCACTTGATGCATTAAATCCATTACGAGATGAAAATGGTTTCTTATTATCTTACGAGGACCCAAAGAATCCAGGTGAAACTTTAACAGAAGAATATCAATATGTTCGAATTGGCGTTGAACAAAAAGCATCTATAACAGCAGATGTTATACGACACTTTGGTGATGATTTACAATTCTTAGAACTTATGCCAAAAGAGATTGAAGAAGCCACAACAACACAAGAAGAATTAAATCAACTTAAAAAAGATTTACAAGGTAAAATAGAAGAACAAGATTTATTAAATCAAGAATTAGATATAACAGGTAAAAAATTACAAAATACTATTGCAATTCAAAATGAACAAGAAATACCATTTCCGAATTTAGATGAAGAAACAGAACAACTTCAAGCAGATAGAGATGCTGCAAGAGAAAAGATTGCAAAAATATTTGGTAAAGGTAAACTTGCAAAAAAGATAGCAGATAAAGTAGCAAAAGAAATCAAAAAAACTACTGGAGAGTAATGAATGTTACAATATGGTTTAACAGATAAAGACAGAGAACAATTAGAATATCCTAAACAATTGTATAGTGGTTTTGGTAGAGATGCTAATGACTTCATACATTTCTATGTCTATGATATGGAGGATAATTTATTAGAAGATGATATCCTAAAACCAGGTGATGTTTTATTCAGAGACGATAATACTATTGATTTAGATATTGGTGGACACGTCAGAGATTTAGGTTATGAAGAAGGTCAATTTAAAGTTAAGTATCTTTTTCTTAGACGATTAGCTGGTAAAAAAGAAACCATTATGGTGAACGATGAGGGATTCATCAATATGGGAAAAATTTCTACTAAAGTTATTAATGGTAAGACAAGATATTTTAAAGGTGGAATGAAACCTACTAACCAAACATTAGAAGAAGTATTTCCAAAAGAAATGAAGTATGTGGTGAAAGAAGTATCACCATCAAAGAATGAAGTAAAAGTAGATGTCCAATTAATTAATAATGTTTCTTATCGTAAAAACTTTGCTGGTATAAATAAAGATTTTGTTTATGTACCAAAAAGAATTGGTGGTGCAAATGCAGGAACAGTCAGATGGGATAAAACTGATGGTAATGTTTTAATAATGACACCAGGTGTTGGTGAACGAGGATTTACAGATGCAATGGTTGGTGGTGAAGTTGTTGTTAAGGGTATGTATGAATACACTTTAACAGAAACTAAAATGGTAGAGACACTTGTTAGAAAAGAAACAGAAGTTTTAATTAATAGACCTACGAAAAGCATACCACCAAGACCAGATGAAAAGAAAGAGTTCTTTGATGATATTGTAAAAACTACAGTCGATAAAGAACCTGTCGGAGTAAAAGAAATATTAGAAAAGACACCAGGCCCAGACCAAGATTATGATGATTATAGAGATAGGGATGATTATGGAAGTGTTTGTTTTACTGGTGATACAAAAATTAAATTAAGTAACAATCGTACCATTCCAATTAAAATGATGAGACCTGGTATGAAAGTTAAAACCGAACAAGGTTATGCAAAAGTATTAAAGGTAGTTAAAGATAACAGACCTTACGGAGATAAATTAGTTCGTTATAAAAATCTTACCACTACAGACCATCACCCGATTAAACATCAAGGTAAATGGTATTTAGCAAATGAAGTTGGTACAGAATTTAAAGCTGAGGCATTAGATGTTTGGAATCTAATACTGGACAAACACCACACTATCATTGCTAACAATATAACATCTGCAACACTTGGTAAGTGGAATAGTATTGAACATTTCTTAGGTGTTAGAGATAGAAGAATTAATATGTTGAGGGTTGCAGAAGATTTTGAAGATACTGGTGGAGGTGGTGGTTCATATGTACCACCAGCAGACCCATCACCATCAGACTCAGTAATAGAAGAGATAATGACTGAGGTAGGAGATAATATACAAACAGATGATGAGGTTGTTGATGAAAGAGGATATGCAAAAGGATTAGAACCTACTAATGAATATATTGTTGATAGGAGACCAAAAGCTTTTACAAAAGAAATAATTGAAGATTTTGCTACTGATGAAGATTCAATAGCAAAATATAAAACAGTCGTTACATTTGATACTGAATTAGTTCCAATTGATGTATTTAAACAAGTACCAGTTGATTATGTTGGTAAGGTTGTTGAAATTTTAGATTTCGATAGAATACGAGTTGATACATCTTACGAAGAGGGAGCAAACAAATCAGACCATAGTGGGCCAGATAGATTCAATGATATCTTTACAGATTCATTTGTAACATATAGAAAAAACAAGATAACAAGATTAAATACTTATATGGTTACTAAAGAGGGATATCATTTATGTATTAATATGTTAGATGCCCCAACACAAACTTTACCTGATAGTGATAAAAAATTACCAATAAGAGATGTAGCAGATAGAACTGCTCGTTATGTTAAAACTTATAAACCATTACCAGATACAATTGAACAAAATGATTTAGTTTATTTCGTAGAAGAAAAAATGGAGCCATACGAAGATATGGTTAAGATAACTAAATTTGTAGAAGAGGACCCCGTAGCATTATTTTTAAGAGTTCCAAATTTAAATTCAACAACCAATCCAATTAATTTTAGAAGTACTAATTTTAAAAAGTATGATGATTTAATTGGAACTGATACTTCAGTTCAAGATGATATAACGAATCACATACACTCAAGTAGTTTATTAGATGTACAATTGGGTATTGATTATTCCATACGAACTGATGCACTTGGTAGTGATAGAACTGATTATGGATTTGGAAACTTTGTTAATTTTGGTGGAGCGGAAAATAGAATAAGAAACTTTAAAAAGAAGATAAAATTAATTGAGGGTTATAAAACTGATTCACATGCATTGATAAATATTACATCATCTGCAGATACTCGTGCAAATATTAATATGAGAAAACGAGAAGTTATAAATAGTTTTGACCCATATGAAAATTATCTATATACAGTCTCATCAAGTTATGCAACAAGTTCTCTTGGTGAGTTCTATGATGCATCTTGGCCTAAGACAAGTGGTTCAAGAGAAGATGGCACAAACTTTATATTAGAACATACAAGTGGTTCAACATTTACTACTTGGTTTGATACTTGGACTGGATACGCAAAAGATTTCGATACATACAATCAGAATAGATTGGTAAATAATTTACCACTGCATGTAGCAAGTGATACTGAGAATAAAGTATTCTTAGATTTTATGGATATGACAGGACAACAATTTGATGAGATATGGGGATACATAAGACACTTTACAGATATCAATGAACGAAGTAATAAATTATCAGAGGGTATCTCTAAAGATATAGTTCGTGAAGTTGCAAAGAGTATGGGTTTTGAAGTTGATAGTGGAAATGATTTAGTTATTTTACCAGAATACTTATTAGGTAAAACAGCAGATGGTCAAGATAAATACGAATCACCACAAGAAGCCGTAACCGAAGAAATATGGAAAAGAATTTTAGCTAATATGCCATTCTTTATGAAGAACAAAGGTAACCAACGAGCAATGAAAGGTTTGATAAATTGTTATGGTATTCCAAGTTCTATTTTAAGAATTAGAGAATATGGTGGACCAGATTTAAATGATAGAGTTAGTCACGAAATAAAAAGAAAGTTTAGTTACGCTGCTGATTTTAAATCAAGTGAGTATTTACAATTTCCTTGGCAAGATGATAGTACAAGTGGAATCAAACCAGAAACTTTAGAATTTAGATTTAGAGCACCAACATCAAAGGATATGACATTAGTTCAAAAGGGTGTTGGTAATCATAGTTTTGCAATTCAAATACAAGATAATGGATTAACTGATGCTTATGGTAAATTAAAATTTAGTGTATCTGCATCAACAGGTATTCAATTTATGACATCATCACTACAACCATATTATAATAATGATATGTGGAGTGTGATGTTAACACGAGTATCACAAAGTGGGTTAGATTTAACTGCAGATGGAAATGCACAAGATATAACATATCAGTTAACATCAAAACAATATGATGCTACAAGACAAGTTATTTTATATCAAACAAGTGAAAGTGTAAATATAGATGGAAATGCTTCAGCAGGAGCAGCGTTTAATAAATCAGTACACGATGATGGTACATTTTATATAGGTGGTAACGGAGAGTTTGGTACAAGATTTAGTGGTTCAATGCAAGAGTTTAGATTGTGGAGTGAACCATTATCACAAAGTGTATTTGATAATCATGTCCAAGCACCAAAGAGTTATAATGGTAATACAACAAGTTCTGCATATGATAATTTAATATTTAGATTACCATTAAATGATAATACTGATTTAAATACTTTACCAGAATCACTTGATGATAAATCTTACACTACAAGTTATTTTCCAAGTGCGAGTGCAGTTGGATTTAGTGGTAATCCATTTAGAAGTTTAGTAGACCAAGAAAAACTAAGAGTTCCAAATGTAGGACCGTCTCGTAGAAATGCAACAAAGATTAGAACTGAGGCAACAAAACTAACTGGTAACTTATCTTCTAATATTAGAGTTGAAGCATCATCGTTAGATTTTGCACCAATAGATAGTAATAAACTTGGAGTATTCTTCTCACCTACAGATGTAGTAAATGAAGATATAATGTATTCATTAGCAGATATAAATCTTGATAATGAAATTGGAGACCCAAGAGACCAATATTCTGATTACTATCGTGGATTAGATAGAGTACAAAGAGATTATTGGAAAAAATATAATCGTTCAAATAACTTTTGGGATTATATGAGAATTATAGAATTTTTTGATGGTAGTATATGGAAACAATTAAGAGCAATGATTCCAGCAAGAACAAATGCAACACTTGGTTTATTAATAGAACCAAATATTTTAGAACGAAGTAAACAAGTTGTAGGAAAAATACCAGAGTTTGAAAATACATATTATGAAAATGCTGGACACTTTGCAGATGGAATACAATTATCAAGTAGATTAAGTAGTTCCGATTCACCAAATCCATATTCACTATCTGGAGAATATCCAGTATATGAAAGTGAAATAATATTATACACAATGGATAGTGGTTCGGTTGGAATATTAGGAAATCCAACATTGAACAAAATAGATGAGATAGACCCACGAACACCATTCTTATCATTATACGCAACAGCAAGTATTACATTTGGTGATATAGATACAACATTTGAAGAGACAGTTCAACCCTTTATAACTGCTTCTCGTTTATCAGAACACAACGATATTAAAGTTCCTTACTATACGAGTTCATTATCAGATTCGATAGCAAAAGGATATGGATATCACACAGAATTTAATGGAAACTATCAATTTAGTGCATCATTCGAGAGAAGTTCATTTACAAGTGTAGCACTCGATTCTTCACTATTTAGATTGTTTTATAAAGGTAGTAATTTAACAAAAGATAACACAATAGATGGACTAGACCCAGTCGAAATAACAATTACCACACCTACTAAGTTGGTAACACAAGAACCTGGTGATTCTAAGTTAAAAGTTGAGTAAAAACTTTGGATTCTTATATTTATATAATGAACGCAATCCATCTTAGTTCAAATCAATAGGAGTAAAAACAATGGGATTTTTAAATAACACAAGCGTAACCGTCGATGCCGTTCTTACGAAGAAAGGTCGAGAATTACTCGCAAGAGGTCAAGACGAGTTCAAAATAACGAAATTTGCTTTAGCAGACGATGAAGTAGATTATCGTTTATGGGATACAGCTCATCCTAATGGGTCTAATTATTACGGAGCAGTAATAGAAAACATGCCGTTATTAGAAGCATTTGTAGATGAGAACCAAATATTAAGATATAAATTAGTATCTCTTCCAAAGAATACTGCAAAACTTCCAATCTTGGAAGTTCCATCACCATCATTGGTTTTTAATGGACCTGGTATTACACAGACCATTACACCAAATACAAGAAATGGTAGTGATGCAGAAGCAGGATATAGTTTCGTATTACACGATGCTACTATCGCTAACTTAACACCAGTAATTGTTAAGAAGAAAAAGAAGAAGATGAAAGCTAAGGGTAAGAAGAAATTCTTTAAATTAGGTGCAGCACAAAAGTTAGGTGCAGCAGCATTAATGGAAGAATTTGATTTTATTCAAAAAGAAGATATAGATGATTTACAAGTCAACACTGGTGCAACAACACCAGTATTCCTAAACGAAGAAGAGAGAAAGCGTTCAATCACTCTACAAGGTAGGTCAGTAAATCTTGTATCTCGTTCAGTAACAGCAGATACTTCAACCAACATAACGGTCGTGGGATTATCAACAGGTGCAACATTTAATGTAGCAGTTACGATAAAAGCCGACCAAAGTACATTATAGGAGTAAGAGATGTCAGTATTTACAAGATTCGATTTTTCAAATGATGTAGTGGAGAACCAAAGAGTAAAAATCTCAAGTGGTATCTTTAGTGGTGGAAGTGGAACTTTAACTTCTTTCTTTACTGCATCTTCACAAGGACAGGTAACTGGTTCACATTTATCTATTTATCATCAAGACCCTGCAACAAGTGCAGCAACTGCTGAGATACAATTCTCATTAGGATATGCACACTTCAATGGAAGTGGTTCTGCTGGTAATACTACAAAATTAACTACGGGTGGACAAGATTCTAAAGCAATGTATAGACAATTTTCTAATGTGTTGTTACCACCATTAACAGAAAAGTTTTCTTTTACAAGTGCACCATCTGCATCTGATGATTTCTACTTTATTACTTTTAATAGAGCAAGAATGAGAGAAAAGATTGACCCAGGTAATTGGGAATTAAAAGTTGGTACAACACACTTGATAGATGATAGTGGTGCTACAAATAATCCAACTGTCAATGAGGGTGGTAGAGTTTACAATGTTGTTACTGGTTCATTAGAGACTGGTACAGGAGTTGTAAATACTGCTGCAACATCACAGACAGGTGGTTCGATTGGTTCATTTTTTCCAGATTTAGGAATCATATTATTAAATGCAACTCATATGGATGATATTGCTGGAATGGCTACTGCAAGAAGTGCAGATGCGTTTGATGATAATCCTAAAAAGTTTTTTAATAAAATTGTAACTGGTGGAAAGTTTCAAGTAAGAAGAGAAGAGGAGATTAATTCTACTAATTTCTTTTGTAGGGTTAATAACAAAAAGTATAACTTTAGTGCTAATCCAACATTCTTTACTGGTTCAGATGGTTCATTAACAAACTCAACATTCTTTAAAGACCCTAAAGTGTACATTACACAAGTAGGACTTTATAATGATGATAATGAATTGTTAGCAGTTGCAAAATTGAGTAAACCAATATTAAAATCATATTCAAGAGAAGCTATAATAAAAGTAAAACTTGATTTTTAGGGGTAAGTAATGTTAAAGAACATTGACCCATCAGATAAGTCAATCAGACCTTTTAAAGTATTTAAAGATTTCACTCTTACTAATATTAGTAGTGGGAGTGGACATCTTGTTTTAAAAGCAGTTAGTGGTTCTATTCATAATTTTATGACTGGTTCAGCTGCATCACAAAGTTTTGGAAAATATGTTCCTGCAAGTGGTGGATTTGAATTTGGTACATACTACGATATTCCAAATTACTTTATGATTAAGAATGCGTATTATGAAAATGATGAACCACTTAGAACTTTCGGTAGTAACAATTATACAAAAACAAAAAAAGTATTACACGGAAGTGCAAGAGTATTCACAATACCAAGAAACTTATTTGGTGAAAAAGTAAAACCTGGTAGTATCCAAATGGATGTAACTACTGGTGGAATCACTTATGATTTACGAGATGATGGTGATGGTAATATTTACGATTACAATTACTCATCAAGTTTTGCAGCTTACAAATCAAGTTCTTTTGATTATGATAAAGCAGATGCAAACGGAAGTGGTTCACAAGTAGGAAATGCTTTTTATGAGCATGGTGTGATAGTAATCACAGATACGGGTTCATTATCAAATGCTGGAACTGATACTGGTCACGATTTAAAATATAAATCTACTCAAACAATTTATGAGTATGAATATGTAGTTACTTTAGAACCTAATGAATATAATGCTACAACAAATATAAGTTCAACATTTGAACGAAGTGGTAGTATTTCAGTAGGTAAAGGTAGTAACAATATATCACAATTTTTTCCACCTGGTTCAGACCCATCTGGACAAGGGACTGGGAGTTATAAAGAAGAATATAATGCAGCAACAAAGTATGAGGGATTCGTAACACATTCAGCGTTCGAACCTTATCTAACAACAGTCGGTTTGTATAATGATAGTAATGAGTTATTGGTGGTTGGTAAATTAGCTAAACCAGTCAAATTATCAAAAGAAACACAAACTTCGATAGTTGTTAGATTTGATGTATAATTTGTAAATATATTATATTTATTATTGGAACGAAGAGTTCCAAAATTTAATCCGTAGCATACCCGCGAGCGGAAGGTTAACATAGAGATAGAATAACAACATATAAGGAATTTTAAATGTCCAATTATTTAAAATCTTTGGTTCTATTATTGGTACTTTCCCTATCGTGGGCACAAGAGCCGATAATCCGAATCAAACAAACAGGCGAATATAATTTACCAAAAACTTGGTGGAGAGAATCGGAAACTTTCCAACTACAAACATACCTTGCAGATGATAAAGATAATCCTGCATTGTATAACAATAACTTTGATGCATTTAGAGATAGTGTGATGACAATGGAAGTTACACTTGATGATAATGGTGCAGATATAACAGCATTTAGATTAGATATAGTTTTTGACAATGATTTAATTGATTGGGACCACGATGATACAGAAGTATTAAAGGGTTCTCACTTATCAAGTGCAACAGAGGGAGATTCAACTGCAGGAGCAGATTACTCATATGAAGTTGTACACTATTCTAATGTAGGATATATTGATTCACTTCAAACTGCAGATGGTGAAATATCTGAAAACAATAATAGATATGATTGGTTAAGAATCACTATGGTATCACACAATGGAAATACTTTTGAATTTGGTGGTGGTGATGGTGTACAAAAACAATTAATAAAATTAAATTTTAAAATAGAAGATGTAGTAGATAATTTTTCACCACAATCGTTTAGAGTTCCAACATTATACAATGGTGGTTTTGGGTACTACACATACGCTTCAGATGATTATCTTTTAGATTACAAGGTTTACATCGATGGTAATTGGGGAACGGAAGAAACTGATGATGGTGGTGCTCGTGGAGATATCACACTACATCCAAAACTTTTAGATGTTGAGGGATTCTTTAGATACGCACAAAGAAATGGTACTAATGATGATAGAACTTATCCTTATTGGAAAGTTGTATTTGAACTTGACCAAAGTAATCCAGGTAGTGTTTCTAATTGGTATAACATTGAGGATATAGATGATGAGACAAGTAATACTGATGAAACCACTACTGATGATGTTATCGGTGATGGAACATCTACATTTTGGTTTGATGACCAAGGAACTACTGCAGCACAAACTTTACCAGGTGAGGGTTTCTTAGGAATTAGTTATTATGATTCTACATTTGTTGATGATAGAGGATATTTTAATATTCAATTACCAAGAAATAATTACTATCGTGTATCGTTTTATCCACCAGATGCAGATGATGATATAGGTACACATACACAATACGAACTTGATAGATATGCAATTACAAATATTAATGATGCTATTGCTGCATTTAATTTTCAAAGTAACAAATGGAAATCAGTAACAGGTGTTGATACTTTAGATGCAGTTGAATATTTTATTGGTGATGTTGATGGTGATGATGTATTTCAATTAAATGATGCTTATTTCTTATGGGCATATACTTCAGGTATATTTGAAAACTATACACACTTAAATGGAAACTCATATGAGAATTGGAGTACGATTGATACATTAAAAGAAAATGGTAATCCATTTCCATATGAATGGTATGAAGATTTAGGAGCACAGAAATACGAATTTACAGTCTTTGAGGATGATGATTTTGACCAATCCGAAGAATTAAATTTTGGAGTAATAGAAGTTACTAATCCATTGATGAATACAATTCAGACTGGGTTAGATACTTTGGGTGTAACATTAGGTGCAGGTAACTCTACATATGGTAGTGATGCTAATCCAGATTTAACTTTACCTGATTGGGGATATTTCTTTACAGGAGATATTAATAATACTGGTACTAAAGTACAAGAACCAGGTAATGATGCAGATGGGTATATAGATGTAAATGGAACAACATTCTATCGTTGGGGTAACGGAAGTGCACCAGGTACTTGGGCAAATAAAATTGCTACTCAAACTCCAGATGTATTTTTCTCAATGCCAGCAGATTCAACTGTCAGAGTACAAAGTGGTGACCAAATAGAAGTACCATTTTATATTACACCAGACCAATTAAAAAATATTGATGTTGCTGGATTTGAGTTCGAGGTGTTATTCAATACCAATCAGTTAACATTTATTGATATGAAAACAGATGTTCTTCCAGGCCCGTGGTTTACTTATGTAAATGTACACGAACCTGATGATATAGGGTATCAGAAAGTATCGTTTGGTGGTATGGATTATTCACCAGGTAATGCACCACAACAATATTGGATTAATGAACCTATGATTGCATTGAATATGATTTTCCAAGCAGATTTTCCTGATTCAGAGTGGACTGAAGCAGATGTACAATTTGTTGGTAAAGGTGTAGCTGGTAATCCAAGTGGTCAAGATTTATTAGTAAATAAACAAGATGGTAAAATATTAGTATGGAATAAGTATTGGGCATTCGGTGGTGGAGAACCAGATGATGATGAGATAACTTATAACTATCCTAATCCATTTAATGAAACTACAAAGTTCCAATTTTATGTAGATGAGTTAACTGATGTTAAAATCTACATCTTAAATTCAATGGGACAGTATATTGGTAAATTATTAGATGAACCAGTTTCACAAGGTATTCATACATTTGATTTTAGTAACACACCAGGTGCGTGGTTACCAGAAGAAAGTGTTTATCAAGAGCATAAAGTATTAGAACCAGGTGTTTATATATTTGTTCTTGAAACAGATAAGAGAATTAAAGCTAACAAATTCACGGTCGTGAAGTAGGAAAAGATGATGAAAAAAATATTATTAAGTTTACTATTAATCAGTTCTTTATTTGGACAAGTTAATAGAATATTAACATTATCACCAACAGCAGAAGAAGCAAGTTTAGGAAACCAATCATTGGCATTTCATAATCCTGCTCGTGCGTATTTTGATACAGATAGTTTAGTTGATTTAAGCTTTACACGAGTAAATTGGTTAACTAATATTACAGATGATATGGGATATAACTATGTTGGTGCTGGATATAAAAATTTAACATTTAGTTTACTATACTTTGATTATGGTGAACAAAATGTTGCAGATATAAATGGAACTATATCAGGACAATTTAGTCCTAACTCACTTGTTGCATATGTTGGGTGGGGTACTAAATTAGAACACAAAAGAAAAAAAGTAGAAAACATTGCTATTGGTTTTGGTGGTAAAATTGTTAACCATACATTACATACCGATAAGGCAACTGGTATACTTGTAGATGCTGGAGTACACTTTAAGAATCTATGGAGTAGAGTTGATTTAGATTTAGCAATTCAAAACTTTGGATATCAACCAAAATTTAATGATTGGAAAACAGAAGTACCTACAAGTGTTAATGTAGGGTTTTCAGTACCAGTAAAAGATTTTAGATTTTACAACCAATGGAATTTGTATGATGGATATCATACACACGGTCAAGGGTTAAAATATCAATACAAGAATTTAATGGATTTTAACATTGGATACTTTAATGATGTAACTCACGAACTAAATTATTCTTCAGTTGGTTTAGGATTTAAAGTAGATAGTTACAGAGTAGGGGTTGGGTACATCAATGGTGATGAAACCTTTCCTTTAAGTAATACATTTCAGTTAACCATAAATGTGGAGATATAAAATGTGTGAGTGTAAACAATGTGAATGTGAGAGTTGTAATTGCTCTTGCTGTGAATGTTAAAAATAGGAGTTAGTTATGGCAAAAGACATAGTAGATGCAGAGAATCTCGTTGAAGAGATTAAAGGAAAAAAGTTTGGATTATCGATTAATAACATTGTTGCTATTGTTACTTTTCTTTCTACCGCTATTGCTGGTTGGTATAGTTTTACTGCCCGCATTGATTCGTTGGAAGAAGTAGTTACAGGTTTTGCAGATGCAAGTGATATAGAAATCGTAACCGAAAAATTCAATAAGTATGATGAGATATTTGCAGGGTACGATGAGGACCTGGTATATCTTCGTGATAAAGTTGATAAACTAAAAAGTCCAAAAATTAAATCTTACGATGGTGATATTATCAAACTTGAAAATGAGATTGATAAATTAAATGGTGAGATTAAACGATTGGAAAAACTACTGAAAGACCCGTTATCGGATTTCAGATAAATAGGAGAAAAAAATGAACAAGATATTCTCAATATTGTTACTAATAGGTTTATACGGGTGTGCTGCATCAGTATCTACCGAACAATATGTTGGTGAGTATGAAAAGCAGAAATCATTGGATGAGGTAGAAATTACCAAAGTTGATGGATTAAAAATAGTAGAGTTAAAAATTAATAAAGAACTCGAAGAAAGATATCCAGAACTTGCAGAAAAAAGGGTTGCATTTGGTCTTACACAAGAAATGGAAAATGTGGCATCTTATACAGGAAGATTCAATTTGATAGAGGCCGACAGAGATAATCAATTAATGATGTTGAATGATTTAAAAGCAAACAACGCTAAAATTGATGTTGCCAAATATTGGGGATATGTTACCATTTATGATTTTGCAGTAAACCTTACTGAAGATATCAAGGGTGGTAAAATAGTAACAAGTAATGAAACTATTATTGGTATCCAGGTTAAATTGGTTAACTTAGAGAACACTCAATATGTAGTGGGTAGTGGTCAAGGAAGAGCCAAAACCATAGGACAAGGATTTTTAAA